TAATACTCAAGAAAGTAGAAAATATTATGAGTATGGAACAAACATGATTATGTTTACTCATGGAGATAAAGAGAAGGCTGCGAATATGCCACTTATAATGGCAACAGAGGAGCCGATGATGTTTTCAAGAACCACATTTAGAGAGGTTCATTGTGGACATTTACATAAAGAAATGGTTAACGAGTATAGAGGAATTAAAGTTAGGTTTATTCCTTCAATATGCGCTAACGATTCTTGGCACAAATTTATGGGATACTCTGCATCAAGATGTGCTCAAGCATACATATGGAATAAAGAAAAGGGATGTGAGGGATATTTACAAGTAAATATTTAAATAATGGCAACTACAGTAAACAAATTAGTATATGATATTTTAAATATAGCATACGGAGGTGAAAGCGCTGACGATGCAGATATTAGTATGAGACAAATCTTATATTGGGTATTACAAGAGAGATCTATGTTATTAACTCAACTGATGAGTCGAAAGGTTCGAGTACCGGCCGTATGTACGGAATATCTTAATTGTGTATGGATGAAACCTGTAGATGCATCAGAATGCTGTGAAGATTTAGATTTAGGAATTCATGTACTAAAGTCTATTAATCCTATCCCAGTTACTATTCAGAGGAACAGTAGAGATAGTATATTAGCTGTAGAGTCTTTAGATGGAGCGCGAGCTTTTTCTGAGACTACTGATACTAGACGTAAATGGAATAAGTATAATAAATATACGAGTTTACAAGGCCGATGGTATATCAAAAACAACTACTTATATGTAAGTTGTGATCTCTTAATAGAGGCCGTGAAAGTTACAGGAGTATTTGAAGATCCTACAGAGGTTTGGAAAATAAATAACTGTACTTCATCAACTAATCCTATACTGTCCGCATGTGAATATGATTGGGATTTTCCTTTTCCTATTTCTTTATCTATGGCAGAACAAGTAACAAGTATTATATTACAAAAGAGAATAAATATTATAATAAATGCACCAACAGATGAAACAAACAACTCCAAAGAAGATGGAGAACTCTCAGTGTCAGGACCTTCTCAGCAACAACAAAGTCAGTAGTTGTACGCTTAGACAGTCTTATAAGGAATATGATGATTTTTATAAAGTTGGATATAAGAAATATAGAAGTATTTGCGAAGAATTTAATAAGATGATTATTGATGATATACTTTTAAATGCTAAAGAATTTAAATTACCATATAGATTAGGAACTCTTAGAATTTTAAAAAAAGAAATGAATTATTCTATAAGTAAGAATAAATTAAAGATAGATTGGCAAGAAACAAATAAATATAAAAAGATTATATATCATTTGAATGATCATACTGATGGTTTTAATTACAGATGGTTTTGGTCAAAGAAAAAAGCTATAGTAAAGAATAAAACAATATATAGTTTTCAAGCTACAAGAACGAATAAAAGAAGATTAGCAGCATTATTAAAAAATAAAAAAGTTGATTATTTTGAATGATATATAAATTTACATCCATAAGAGAAATTATAGAGGGAGTCTATAGAGATACTGCAATTCATGAAGAACTTGATATTTGGGATGTTATAGAATGGGGAGGAGAAGCATTAGAGCTAATTGGTGCAGGACTTGCATATGAAGAATTAGTTGCTGAAGTATGTGTAAAAGAGCATAGAGCTCCATTACCTTGTAATCTTCATATTTTAGATTCTATATCTTATAATGGCAGTTCTTTAAAACAATGTACTGGAACCTTTGGAGCTATATCAACTACACCATCAGTAACTGCAAGTAATTATATTGATGGGAAATTAGTAGATACAGCTAACTTTCCAATGGAAGGTGCTAGCCAAAATGCAGGAGGAGAATGTTATTACACAAATGACAATTTTATTATAACTTCATTTGACAGTGGATGCTTACTATTTGCTTTCCGAGGAATCAAAGTCGATGATGAAGGGTTTCCAATGATACCTGATAATATTAGTTATAAAAAAGCTATAAAATCATATATATCAATGATGATTGATAGAATAGGATGGAGAACTGGATCTGTTCCTGAAGCTATGTATAGAGACAGCCAAAGAGATTGGGAGTGGTATGTTAAACAAGCTAGAGGATCTGCTAATATGCCAAACCTAGATATGATGGATAATATAAGATTACAATGGCTAAAACTAAAACCATCACAAACAGCTCATAGAACCTTTTATACAGACTTAGGTAATTCGGAAAGAAGAATGGTAAGCTAATGGCAGATAAGGAAAATAAAATACCTATTAGTGTAAATACTTTTTATAAGGGTATGAATAAGGATATGTCTAAATATATCCTTCCGAGTGATCAGTATTATGATGCTAAGAATGTTAGGATCGTTGCCAATGCAGGAAAAGAAGGAGCTGCTATGGTAAACCTTCAAGGTAATGATTTTTTAGTTGATATCCCTTGTAGTCCTGGTGTATACGAATTAGTATTAGATACTGCTGCAATTTTATCAGGGATTGCTTGGAGTTCTACGGTTACAATAACCGTTCAAAATCCTACTGCATTAGAAGTATGGCAGATAACTTTAACAGGAGTAGGGGGTAATCCAGTTCAATCTTTATTTGCAGCATTAGATACTCCAGCAAACTTATGGACATTGAATGGAGTTGCTAGTGTTGCTGGACCAAGTCACTTACCTGATGGAATTCCAGGATTCTTTTGGAGATATGATTCTTCTTCAAAAAGAATAGTATTTTGGGGAAAACCTAGAACAGGAATAAATTCAGGACTTCTTCCTCGTGATTATGCTGTGAATCAAGTTACATCTATTATAATGACTGGAGGATTTACAATTACGTCTTCATTAGCATTTCCTCATTGTGCTTTAACTGTAATTGGATATGCAGATTTACGAGATAGTATATATCTATTTACAACTGATTATGATGGTGGAACTCCGGATGCCGATGGAGGACCAGGACAAATTTGGAAATTAGATATCGATCCGGCAGTTCAAACTGTATTAGGATGGGAACCTTATATTGAATGTATTTATTCTAGAGAAAGTTGTATGAATTTTACAAAACAACATCCTATAGAAGCTTTAGGACGATATGAAAAGATAGATATTCAAGGTATATATTGGACTGACTTTTTTAATCCTCCCAGAAAATTAAATGTAGCTAATCCAGACGCAATGGCAACTCCTTGTGAGTTTTTAGATTTAGCACCAAAAACCGGTTTTCAAATTCCTATATTAGATTCTATTCTTCCAGGAGGACAATTAAATGCAGGAGTATATCAATTAGCATATCGATATAAAAGTTATGAAGGATTAGTTACAGATTGGTCTCCTCTTTCTAATTTAGTTCCTATATATGATAATAGAGATACAAATCCATTTTGTAGAATTCAAGGAACGCCTTATGATACTACTACACAAACTGGTGGTACAACTAGTAAAAAAATTAGATGGCAATTAAATGGTTTGGATATATCATTTGAGTTAATAGAATTAGCAGCGATATATCATATAGATAATATACCTGGAAATGTTCAAATATATTCTTTTGCAGAATTAGCTAATGGATTACCAAATGTTATAGTTGAGCATACTGGATCGGAAGATCAAATTCCAATTAGTTCATTAGAATTTACAACAGGTATAGGTGCAACTTTTGAAAAGGTTAAAACTTTAGATTCTAAAGATAATAAATTATTTTTTGGAAATATTGTAAATACAACATTTCATGTTGAATATGATGCACGATCTTATAGATTTGATAATACTCAAGTAAGTGAACTTGATTCATTAAATGATCTTCCTGTTTTTATTAATGGAGCGGCTCCTTATGTTCCGGGCCCAGGACAAACAGCTATTGATTTAGTTCCTAAAGAACATGATGCTATAAATCCTTTTAATGATGAAAATCCTGCTACTAATGCTAACTGGTTTACTAATGATCAATATCAATTTCAAGCAGATGGAGTAACACTTGGAGGAACTGGCCATAATGTAAGTTATAGATTTATAGTAGATCAAGATGAAGGAGATGTAGTAGATAGTGCTATAGATCCTACTGCAGGATCAACTTTCTTTGCTACGAATAATTGTACTGGTTATAATCCTACTCCAACAAGATCATGTTTTGTTAATCCGGGTACTTTTCTAACAGGTAGTCGTAATTTATCTATTCCTAATCAGGTTTATAATATGAATGGTACATATAATAGTTATAAATCTCCTTTTAAATGGAGTATCTATGGAGGTTATGCAAGAGGAGAAACTTATAGATTTGGTATTCTATTTTATAATAATAAAGGACAGGCAAGTTTTGTTAATTGGATTGGTGATATTAAAATACCTTTTAATTATAGTTCAGGAGCCGGAAATCCATTAGGAGATTTTGCAGTTAGTACATGGGTTCCAAATCAACTTGGTGGTCCTTCTTTTGCTATGTGGGGTAGTACTTATCAACAATATGGAACAGTATGGTTAAATAACATTGGATTAGAATTTACTGTTAATTTGGATCCTGCAACATCTGGAATAGATCTGAATGCATTGGAAATTACTGGATTCTCTATTGTTAGATGTGAACGAACAGAAAGAGATAAATCGAAATTTGGAACTGCTTTAGTTCATACTTTAGACAGAATGCAAATGGTTGAAAGTGAATGGGATAACCAAGTTACAGCATGGCCAAATTTATGGGGAGTAGAAAATGATAGTAGTGTTTTAATTCCGTCTGTAGGATTTTGGTCTAATACTTGTGGAATAGGAGGAGCATTAGCTACCTGTGATGGGGTTGATGATTCAAACTGTGGTTCAGCTCCTTGGGACGGATTAAATCAGGGAATGGGTTATAACCTTTGTAAAACTAGAAAGAAAGAACTATTATTATATGGACCATTAGGTTGGATAAATAGTGATCCAACTAATACAAATAATTTGAACAAAGGATTAGATGTTGATAATCTTATGAGAGATGGAGATTATATCAAAATAAGTCAAATTTATTGGCCTCATTGGAATACAAGTATGGGTTTAAATAATGAATGGTGGGCATGTGGTAATTGGAGACTCTATTCTAATCATTGGTATAAATATTATATGGGTATGAATCAAGTGGGAGGTATACCAGGATCTGCTCCATCAGCTCTTAATTATAATTATACTAATGGAATACCATCTAATGTATTTGCACAAAATCCAGCAAATAACAAACTTACTATTGAATGGGGTCGATGGGTAGGTGATGGTGGATTTATTGATCAGAGTGAAGATAATAGTTTAGAGTTTAGTTTTATGAATGTTACAAATCCATGTGATGAAGGAACACACATTGCTATAACGGATCCAATTTTTGATTTTAATGGATGTGGAACTATGACTCAGTATATGACTGCATCGGATACTTGGTGTATTATTAGACCCCGCTCTATTGGTAGTGAAGTCTTTTTTGCTAAATTAGATGATTCTGTAGTAGCACAACCTTGGGTAGGAGCTAATTGGTTAATGGGTGCTAGTCTGCCAGCACCATTGGATATTATGTGTGTTCCATGTAGAGCAACATTTAGCTATGAAAAATACAATACTCCTTATGGAGGAGTTACATATTCAGTTAGAGCTAATTCTACGTATATGTCTACAGGTAATTACTATCCAATATTACCAACAACAAATCTAGTAGCTCCAATGATTTTTGATGTATATGGAGGAGATGTTCAATGTCAAATACATGATTATACTCAATATGATAAAAATTGGGGACAAACTGGTTTTGAGAACTTTGATTCTTTAGCAGCTCAAGGTGTAACTGCTAGTGGACAGTTTGGGATGTCGAGTGATGCAGATTGGGGACAGCAACGAAATTGTATGGTTCCATTAGAAATTCATATGACTAATAGTTTGTGGAGACATGGATATCATTTTTCTGAAAAAGAGGATGGAGCTGGCATTTTTCCTAATAATGGAACTCAATTACATGATGAATATACATTAAATTCTGCTTATAATGCACAGAATAATGTACGAACTTATTTTCCAATTCCATTTAATGTGTCTTTGGGAGAAGAGTTTGATACAAGAATTTATTATTCTGAAACTAAGATAAATGGAGAAGCAACCGATTCATGGGCTATATTTTTAATGAATAATTATAAAGATGTAGAAGGAGTATATGGTCCTATAAATAAATTAATTAGATTACATGATACAATGTATTGGCTTCAAGATACTGGATTTGGAGCATTATCAGTTAATCCAACAGCAGTAGTACAATCTACTGATGGAACTGCATTACAGTTAGGAACTATAACCAGTGGAGCAGGAGCATTTATTCAAACTTATAAATACATTTCTACTATTTTTGGAGCTAAACAACAATGGGCTGTAACACATTCTGATAGTGCATTATATTTCTTTGATATACATCAACGTAAAATGTTTAGTTATAGCGGTGAAGGGACAACCCCTATTTCTGATTTAACAGGATTACATTCTTATTTTGAAGAAAATCTTACAGGATCTATTTTAACAAAAGATAATCCAATTCTTAAGGAAGGTGTTAATTGTACATATGATAGTGTAAATAATGAAATTTTATATACTTTTCATGATAAAAGTTATTCTAAATCTTATGACAATGGTATATTAGACAGTACGGAAACTGGAGTAGCTCCAAATAGAATGTTAAGTTTAGTTTTACGTGCTGTAGATCCAGAGTGTAATGATTGTTTTTTAGGAGATTGTGCGGATTATATATCATCTCCGTCGAATACTACTAATTGGAGAATTCTTAGTGATATTATGATAAATGGGATAGGACCTTTTGCAGGAGTAATAGTGGCAAAGATAGGATGTCCAGCATTTCCTATTCCTAATCCAAATCCTTTAAATTTTGTGTGGGGAGATTTTTTAATTTGGATACCTGAACAATGGAATACTATTCCTGGACTTTGGCCTTTAAATACTTCAAAACATCAATATGTATATTCTGATATTAATCAAAGTAATATGCAGATTGTTACTGTAGAATGTGGACTTGGAGAAGGATCTTTTACAGTTGCATATAATGAAATAACAAAAGGATTTACTTCATTTTATGATTTTAATCCATCTATTTATATAAATAGTGGAAGTTATTTTATTACTCCTAATACACAATCTCCATGTTTAACAGGAACAAGAGATTTTAAAGGAAATAAACTTTACATACATGGAGTAGGAAAATATGGAGAATTTTATGATTTAATTTATCAAAGTTCAGTAACTTTAATTTCAAATATGGATTCTACATTAACTAAAATATTTGATAATATATCATACCATATGGAAAGTATATGGTTACCAGAAAGACAAACTGATTTCTATGGGGATGTAGGATTACAAGGCGGACCAAATGTATCAAATATAGATATATCAGGTAATACATTTGACACAATTAGATTTTATACTGACTATCAAATGAGTGATTATATAACATTAGTTCCTGGAACTAATATTAGAAAAAAAGAAAGAGAATGGCAAATGATTGTTCCTAGAAATATTATGGATGAAAATATAGTAGATGCAGATATCTTTAATGTATTTAATTATAATCCAGCTAGACAATTTAAAGATAGAATGAGAGATAAATATTTATTTATAGATTTAATTTATAATAACTATGATACAACAACAAATGAACCACTGAATATTAAATTTATCTTACATTATTTTAAAACATTTTTTAGACCTTCGTTCAGATAATTTGGCTATCTAAGAAATTTTGTATAATTTTGTAAGTTTTATAAGACATAACGCTAATGGCATCAAAAAAGAAAAAGAAAAATAGTAATTCATATTGGATGAAATTTGGAGGAACGCCTCGTAAAATGAATCTTGGTGGAGATTGGACTGGAGGTAGAAGTCCGCAGTTTACAATGGGATCAGATAATCCGATGCTTCATGAATTAACTGGAATACCAATTAGTCCCTGGAATTCTCAATATGTACCAGGTGAACAAAGAGGAAGAAGTAATCCAGAAAGAAGAAAAGGAAGTGGTGATTATGTTTATGCAAATGGTGGGGATCCTAATTGGGCTCCTGATGATCCTACATTTAAAGCATGGTTTGCTAAAAATGCAACTAGACAAGATGTTATGAAATCATCTAGAAATATTGATGCATTGAAAGACTTATTCTTAACTGATGTTGAAATGGATGAATTGCCATTATTTAGTGATGAAATAGATTCATATGGAAATGTAGATAAATCTGGTAGAGATATAGAAACTAGTTTTAAAATGTTAGATCAATATAGAAATGGAGGACGTCCTAAAGCACAATTTGGTCATAGAGGATATACTAGTTCTCCTACTGATTATACAAGAGATTATAGTGGAATAGCTGATAGAAATCCAAATATGTCGCAAGATATAGGAACTTTAGGTGATACAAATGCATTACAAATGATTCCTGTTGTAGGAAATGCATTAGATTTAGTTGCTGATGTTATTGGATTTAAAGGAGATGTACAACAAAATTTTGATAATACAAAAGATGCTTTTGCATCTCAAAGTACTTTAGGTATATTAAACAGAGAGGATGTTAATAAAGGGACTTTAGATCTTTCAACTAGAAAGGAAGCATTAGGAGCAATGGCAGGTTATCAAGGATATAAACCTGATATATGGGCAGACTTAATGCCAGAAGTTGCACAAAATGTTGGTAATTATATAAAAGGAGATACAGGAAGTGATCAACTTTCTCAACTTAAAGGTTTATTTAAAGGCAAAGGAAGTGGAACACCAGATCCTGATAGTACTATTCCTGAAGGAGAAGATGTAAGCACTCGTTATGGAGGACATCCAAATCGGTTACCAAAAGCTGAAACAGGTTTGTCTAAAATAAGAAAACAACCAGGAATGGGTAATGCAGGTAAATATCCCGGTGTTAAAAAATTTGCAGGACCTCACGGCACATATCCTATTAATAATATAGATAGAGCAAGATCTGCTTTAAAATTAGCACATCATTCTAGT